AAGGTCAGTTGGTGGAGGTCGGCGTTCTGTTTGAACGCCGAGATCATCGTCCGGTCCCCGGACAACGCAGCCAACACGCGCAGCTCCTGGGCCTGGTAGTCGACGCTGGCGATTTTGTGCCCTTCGTCAGCAAGGAAGCATCGGCGGATAGTAGCGTCTCCAGCCGGGAGTGTCTGCGCCGGAATACCAGTGATAGACATCCTCGCAGTACGCGCCTGCAACGGGTTGATCGACGCATGGCACCGGTCGTTGCTGTCCGCTTCCTTCAAAAACGTATCCACCCACGTTTTCCTCCACTTCCCTGCTTTCTTCGCTTCGATGACCGCTCGCGCAAACTCGGCTCCGGGGTTGTCGTCCACCGCTGCCAGTAACCGCAGCAGGTCGTCGTCAACCTTGCGCTTTCCTGATGGGGTTCGGCCTTTAATCACCATCCCGGTTGCTTCCAGCACGTCGGCTACTTGCTCCGTCGAGTTGACGTTCTCGCAGCCGTGCTTTAACGCGATCTCGTTATTGATCGACTCCCGGTACTTCAGTTCCGTTGACAGGTTCTGGGTGTACTCGACATCCAAAAAGAATCCGGTCCGCTCGATCATCGAGCAGACCGCCGCCAAGGAATGTTCGTATATGACAAGCCCCGAGGAAGACGCAGGGATTAAAGGCAGTAACTTTCTCAGCAAACGCGCAGCCAGAACCGGGTCCATACCTGCGTACAGCAGATATGTCGGGTCGTCCAGCGGTACTTTCTTCCATACGTGTTCCTTCGTTGTGTGATGCACCTTGGCTAATCCGCCCATCAGCGTTTTCACGTTGTCGGCTACGCCGGCGTCGATGTAGTGTCGGGTCAGGTTCTCCAAAGAGTGCCCGATCCCGCCGTCGTCCCGCGCACCACGCGGATCTACCAGGTGGGCTAAGATTTTGGTGTCGTAGACTTTCGGCCAGAGCGCGTCCATAGAGATCCCGAGGGACCGCTCGAATACTTGTAAGTCAAAGGATGCGTTGTGTAATACCAGTTTGGAGACAGCCGACAAAGCCTGCCGAACAGACTCTTGATACCATTGACCGTTCTCGACCGGAACGACATACGCTTCGGTTGGAGTTCCAAACTGAACAAGCCGCAGTCCGAACTTACTTCCATAAATGTCCAGCCCGGTTGTTTCAGAGTCAACTGCCAAGCATCGGAGGTTTCGTGCCACAAACTCTCGGAATCCATCTAGATCCTCCTCGTGTTCTACGACGTTGATCGAGACTTCGTCACCGTCTACTTTATGGTGGAGTGTTTTCACTTTTCCTTCCCCGCGACGATCAGCTTCCCGATCCCGTAGAAGACCGCCCCGAACGGGACAAGAGCCAGCGTGAGCGGCCACACCAGCCCGAGAACGATGGAGATGAACAGCCCGAAAGATGCGAGCGTCGGATCATTCATATGATCGTGGTACTCCACCGCCCACGCGGTGATCGACACCCCCACGCCTATCAAGACGTAGGCCGCGATAAGCCAATAACTCACACATCCACCTCGATTACAGAGATGACGTTCGGCCAGTAAAACCGGATACGCCCCCCGATCGTGTTGACGACCAGCGCGTTCTCGACCGGGTCGATCGTCGCCTCCCCTCCAGGGATCAGAGTAGGTGGTGTCCCGTCCACTGTCGTTACGATGACCTCGGCCATAAGTTCCTTTCCGGGAGGGGGAGCCCCGAAGGGCTCCCCCGTCCACACTAGAGTTTAGCGGATCACTTAGGCGGATTCAACCAGATCTTTTCCAGGTTGGAGTCCCGCTCGATCGGGAAGAAAGCGTGCCACGTACGACCGTTCTTAACGCCGGTCGCGTACTTGTACCCGGCAGGCGCAGCGCCAGCCCACGACGGGGCTTCGGTAGCGCCTTGCGGTGCCTGACGCTGCGGCGCACCGCCACCGCTGGCGGGTGACGACTTCCCTTGCGAAGCGAAGTGCTGGCTAGCCTTCTGCACCTGCTCCATCAGAGCAGACAACAGCACCGCGTTGTCGCCGAACACAGAAGCGTGCGCTTCTTCGAGATCGGCGGCGTGGATAACAATCCACGGCGCGTCGAAATCCCTACCGCCTTTGAACGTGAGGACGACCTTACCCTCCGAAGGCGGGGGCTTCTGAGGCAACAACCTCACGTTGGTCTGTTCAGCGGCCACCGGCTTAGACGGCTCCGGCGCAGCCGTGCTCTGTGGCTCGTCGGCTTGGGCTGCGAACGGATCTTGAATAGTCATGCGGACCTTTCGTTGTTGTTATCTGTTACTCGGGGGTTGGCGTTGAACCGGCGCGCTCCGTGTCTCAACGTATCGGGCACGCTCCTCCGTTCGTACACTCCTCGTCAACCCCATCGGCCACCTCTTTATTGACCGCAGCCTCGTATTCCTCCTTAGTTATTCTCTGATAAGGACTCTGCGGCATAGACATCTCCGGAAATATCGTCATGCCCTTAACTAGCCCACCGAACTTCTTGAGCTGCTCCGCAACATCGGCTGCGGTGTACCGTGTCGGGTCGACGTTCGCGGTGTACGACACCGCGTTGTCGGCCCAACACATCTGATACATCGCCTGAAACGCCAGCATATCGTTGAGCGTCAGGTCGTCGGCAGCTTCTACGATGTCGTCTGCCTCACGCTCCCCGACCCGCTCCGCTACCGCCGCGACTAGCGAGTCTTTCGTCGGGATCGTGACGACGACAGTGTTTTCTGCGTACTGGTCATTCTCCAGGTGGTAGCCCTGCTGCCACAGAGCTGTCGCTTGGTGGAACTGGTCGCTGTCCACTGTTGAGAACCGGATGCGCCGGTTGAAGTACTTCGAGAAGATCGGGTGCGCCCCCTCAGACACCCCCGGCATCTTCGCGATCGTCCCTGTCGGGGCCACCGTCCGCTTCTTAACCGGCGTAGGAATACGCAGCTCGTGCGCGAACTCTTCCGCCTCTCTATCCACCTCTTTCGCCAGCACCCGCAGCTCATCCTTGAAGGCGCTAGTTACCGCCCCCGAGTACCTTACCCCTCGAAGCGCGAGGTATGAAGCGACCCCGAAATGGCCCACCCCGATACGCCGGTTACGATCCAACACCTCCCGGGACTTCGGGTCAGCGACCGGAGAGAACGTAGCCCTAATCAAGAACCGCGTCATCAGCCGGTGCGCTTTCAGCAACCCGACCGAATCTACCTCCCCGTTTTCGCGAACGAACCCGGCTAGGTTGACGTGGCCGAGGTTGCACGGCTCCCACTCTTGTAGAGTGATCTCCCCGCACGGGTTGGTGCAGACGACCTCGTTCGGCTCCCCGACGTTGGACAGCGACGAGTCCCAAAAGCCGGGTTCGCCGTTGTTCACCATGCCGTTAGAGATGTACTCCAAAACCAGATATGCCTGCGCGAGCTGAAGATCGACATCGAACCCGTTCATCTGGTGATAAGTCTTGAGACAGTCCCAAAACTCCTGATCTACCTCCACCGAGATGTTCGTCGTCCAATGCGATCCGGTGTTCTGTTTGATCTCCATGAACTCGCGGACCTGCTCGTCTTTCCAGTGCATCATCGCCATACGAGCCGCACGACGCACACCGCCCGCTACCACGCACGAAGCGATGTAGTGGTCGATCTCCATCGCCGAGATACCATCCAACGACCAGCCCTGATACGCCAGCCGGGACAGGATCTCGTTTACCCCCTGGAGCATTTTGGCGAGGGGCAGGGGCCCCGAGGCGCGACCCCCGAAAGTACGTAGGCGCGAGCCCGCAGCTCGCACTCTCGACACGTCGTAAACTCGGTGGAAATTCCTGACTTCGTCACGGTAGTGGGTGTCGATAAGGTCGGTAAGAGCGGCTGCCCATCCTTCACGGCTATCCTCGATCTGGTAGGAGCCCACCCAATCTGAGTGGTACTCGTTGGAGATGATTCCCGCCTCCTGCATCGCCTCGAAGTCGGGGTGCTCGGGGTCGCAGACGATGTCGACCAACAAGTCCTGCGGTACCGGAGGGTACTGGCGAAGGTTACTGTTCGAGTAGTTGGCGCCGACTCCGCCTCCTTCCATAAGACGCATAAACGTGAACCCAAAGTGATCCGACGGCGTCTCTGTCCACCCCGCTACCCAGCAGTTGAACAAGTGTTGGGCGTTCTTTACGCCCGACGCCCAAAGGTGTCTGCCTCCGGGTAGGATTTTGAAATCCTGCATCAGTCGGATCAGGTCGTCTCGCTCTCCGTCGATCCGATAACGATCGTCCACGAGTGCGAGGTTTCCATCCACGACTCTCTCAACCGTTTCAGGCCAGGACTCTCTGGTACCGTCGGGTTTAACACGACTGTAGGTTCGGTCATAAACAAGCTCTCCGGTCGGTCCCCAATTAATTTCTGCATCGAGGTCTTGGACCTCGGTCGTCTGTGTCACGCAACTCCTTCCTTATAACCTTCAGTATAGCATCCGCCACAATATTCTTCTAGGTCCTGCTCCGACCAGTTTACCAACAGCATCGGTGGCTCGTGCGGAAACAACTCCGGGAACAGCAGCGACCGATACAACTCCGAGCGTCCCATCCCGTTGAACAGCGGGTCCATAATGTTCACGACACGCCCGCTCGACGGTATCGCACGGTCAGCCCGCCGATCTCCCCGAGATCGACAGCGGGCTGGGCCACCGCGCCCCCAAGGAACCGGCGCGTCGGCGTCTCCTCGTAGAAATGATACCGATACTCTGGGTTCTCGTCCAGCAACACCACGGTGTTGCCGGTCGGATCGGCGTACTCCCCTTTCTTCTTCCGCGTCTCCGGAAAAACAGCCGTGCTAGACCCGATACACTCGTCGTCCGACGTGAGGTGCATCACGTTGACGTCTTCGGTAACCGACTTCACCGCCCTGCTGAGCACCATCTTCTCCGCTGGGGCGGTCGGCACCTCCTCGTCGTCGTACCTCCGCCTGATAGCCTCGGCTTGTAGCCCGTTTCTGTTCTCTAGGTTCTTCAGCGCGAACGGCAGGATCTCGTTCAGATACTTGTTGGTCGACTCTCCCCGAAGAGCCTCCCGAACCGAGTCACCCGAATACAAGTCCCGACCTTGGAAGGTGTTGCCGTCCAGCACCTGGCGGCTGAGTATCTGCATAGCGTGAAGCCGAGCCGTCTCGACCGCCTCATGCTCCGCCAACAACTCCATTTTCCTACGGGTGCCCGGACGGTCTAGGTACCAAAGCCACAACTCTTGCGCTAGATCGTCGGCTTCGTCTTTCTGCCGGTCCCACTGCTCTGGCATCCACTCCGCCAACGCTTTCTCCGCCGCTTTACGAAAGATGTCGTTGAGTTGTTCGTCGGTCATCGGTTCACCTCCTCTAAAAACACTTCGTGGATCTCCTCAAACGTGATCTGCCGAGACCGAGCGTTCAGGTGCAGATACGGCATCGGCCCACCGTTCCACGTCAACGGCACGCTGTGCTCCAAGTCGGAGCGCCGAGCTATAGCGATTAAATTCATCTCAGACCTTCCAGACGTGGCCGTCGACCGCGAACCGGCCCTCCAGAATCGGCACAATCTCCGGTTTGACATGCCTGCCCTCGACCGTTAGCATCCCAAACCCCATCTGCCAGTTCCCGGTGCCACCTTTCAGGTAGCTCGCGAGGCGTTGATCCATCAGGTGTCCCACCTCCATGCCGGTGACTTGTTTGGTGATGTTCCCGGAGTACCCGAGCGACTCCGAGATCAACCCGAGGCGGTGGGTGTGGCCCATCGCCAGAGAGGTGTAGCACTTCTTCGCCGCCCGCATCGCGGTGTTACCCGCGATCGGGGACAGCGAGATGTTGCCTCGGTGCCCGTGGGTGGTAACCCACCCCGGTGCCACGTCGTGAAACTCCGGTAGCAGATCAATCCCGAACGAGTCGAAGTCCAGCATGTTCTCGATGTGGAACGTGTCCTCGAAGTCGGCCAGTGCAGGAGCATACTTCGTCAGGTACTCACGCGGTCGTAGGTCGTGGTTGCCTTCGTGGACTCCGATCGGGCCGTCGTACACGTCACGCAGCGGCCCGAGCAGACGCTTCTTCGCCTCTTCGTTGTCGCGGCGGACCTGGACGGCGAACTCCTCCGCTGTTCCTTTCGACCAGCGTGCCGGGGTCGGGTAGTCCATCAGGTCCCCGATGTGGATCACCTCGTCGGGCTGGTAGTCCCCGATAAACCCGATAACCGCTTTCAACGCCTTACGATCGTCGTAGGGCATTTGAGTATCTGGGATAATCACGATCCGCTTACTCATTGGGTTTCTTCTTCTCGGTGAACGGGCCGAAATGATCCCACGACGAGAGCGGGTACCGCTCGGAGTTCGCTTTCTCCCACTTCTCGAACCCCCTAAAGCGGATACGCAGCGTTCCGGTAGATTTGACCTTCCATTCGTCACCTTCTTTGTCGGTGACGACGACACCGACCGGGACCTGCGCGAGCGACTCCCACACGCAAGGCATCGCGGGCGCTGCGTCGGGTAGCCAGTCCCAGATCTTGTCTACCTGGTACGCGGGCGGGTTGATCCACCCCGCAGCCAGCCGTTGAAGCTCTTGTTCTAGGTAGTACTTGGCCCTTTCGAGGTTTTCGTACTCGGTGTCGGGGTTTTCGTCGTCGGATAGCTCCACGTAACCTATCACTTTGGATCTGTTGCTCATCGTTCACTTTCTGTCGGCGGCACAGGGTTTCGGAGCGAGTCTCTATTTAAGGCTCGCGCTAGCCCCCGCTCCAGACCTTCCTTAGCTAGTCTAAGCTCTTCTTCTTCGGTCACTCGTCCTCCGTGTAAACGTAGTCGTGGACCCCGCTCAAACGAACATACTCTTCGTCGCCGTCCCACTCGATGTACTCGTGCAGATCCGCTAGCGCCGTCAACGACGTCGCCCGAACATACCCGTAGCTCTTTGTGTCCAGGCCTAACACGTACACGTCACCCGCAAACGAGCGCTCGATAACCCGAGCCACCTCACCGTACTTCAACCCGGCCTTGTTGGGGCCGGTGACGACCGCGAGATCGTCGGTGTTCAAAGCGGTCATGTAGAGATCCTCTCCTCAAGAGCTAGCCGTCCACCTTGGACGAACACGCTGTTAACATCCTGACCCGGCGGCATCAACACCGCTTTCGCATTCGACAACGATTTTACCACAGTCTCCGCGAACTTCAAACCCGCATCATCACCGTCCGCGAAAACCAACACCTCCCGGTACCCGACGAACGGCTCACGAAAATGCGGCTGCCACGACTGCGCCCCCGGAACCCCAACAGCAGGAATCCCGCACGCTTCCGCAGAGATCGCGTCAATCTCCCCTTCGGTGATCCCGATACGCACACCCCGCCCTAACAACGCCGCTGTGTTAAACAGCCGTGGCCGGTCGCCGGCCACGGTGTTGTACTTACCGTGTCCGCGATGCTCGTGATCTCGCAAACACCGGAACCGGATGCTCACGACCGCCCACTTATGCTCGTGCGACCACCTAACGTACGGGACCGCCAGCATTCCACGGTACTGCTCATGTCCGGGGAGGGGGTCGTCTACGAACCCGAGCTGGAACCGAGGCTTCGTCTCGCGTATCAGCGACTCGAATCCCAGCCCCCTCGACGCTAGGAAGTCTTCGCCTAGAGACTTTGGCAGGCTTAGGTGGTAGCGCTCTGTAGCTTCC